TGGACTTCCACCGCGCGATTGGCACAACGCGCGCCGTTCCAAACGATCTGACATCGAAAGCCAGCGGCGGCCCTGGCGTGATCGGCTTTAAGCTTCCAAGCATCGCTTCGCAGATATTCATGATAGCGTTTTTGAACGCGGGCCATTTGGGCGATCCTTCATTTTCGAAAGGATCGCAATAATTGTCATCAAAAGCGGATTGTCAAACAAGGCCACGGCGAAGTTAGACAATCGCCAGCGAACGCCAGCGACCCAAAGCGACCCAAAGCGACACAATGGAACACATTGCGGGACTTCCACCCCCTGCATAAAGTTTTCGTGAGCCAAGCAATTGCTACCCTTTTGCTGCGCGTTTGCTTGGCTATTTGCTATAGCCGCGCCGTACTAATCACAATCACATATTCTTTTCCCTTACTTACTGTTGAGCTTGGTGCTGCGCGCGTAGGGCTTGCCAATGGGGAACTGCGGCAGTAACCATTACGCCAACCCCGTTCGGAAGGCGCTGATGCAACCGACCGACGAAACCGGCCCGACAGCGGAACGCTTACGCCATGCAGGCGAGTTTTGGACCGTCGCAGGCCGTTCCCGATCTTCCCGCAAGATAACCATGCTTGACGATGCCCTGGGAAGGGCGTGGATGCGTCAAAAGATTTCGGGCGAGGAATACTCAGCCCTTCGCAAATACGCGCTCCACTGGCTCGCTGGCGGCTTGCAGGGGCATCTGAATAGCGTAGACCTCAACCGCGTTCTGGCGTTCGATCCGGCCCGCATGACCGGGCTTGCCAAGACCGAAGCCCAGGCCGACCACCGGCGCCTGTATCACCTTGCCCGTGACGGGCTCGGCTACCGGCCCGCCTTCGTGGCGGATCAAGTCGCCTGTTTCGACACGCGATTATCGGCTGTTGGCGTCATGCTCGGCTACCGTTCCCCGTTCCGGGGACGGTCGAAAGCCACGGAACTATTGGCGGAAGCGGGCTGCCGGCTGGCAAAATTTTGGGCGGATATTGCTAAGGGCAATTGACAAAAGGGCGATTTGGAGCATGTTTCCGCTAGTCTTGTGACGCGCGCCCGAAGCCTTTGCCGTTCAAGTTTCCCCTTGCGATTGCAATGCAGCGTTCGGGTGATGCTGTCTCAAGACATGAAAGGCCGGGAACAGGCTCACGCCACCGTCCCGGCCTTTCTTCGTTTCGCCGTGCAAACCTCCCGGACTGCCCGGCAGGTCTACCCGCCTGCCGGGCTTTTCCTTTCATCCCTTCAAATCCGCTTCCGTGGTTTTGGTCTTGAGCATCAGGTTGACAAACATTGCGGCCAGCATTGGCACCGGATAGCGTCCCCTGATCCACGCGCGCACCGTGCGATCCGAAATTTTTACGGTACGGGCGAAACCCTGTTGCGAGAAACCAAGCTTTTGCAGCTTGCTCCAGAATTCATCGCCGGTCATGTTGCTGGCGTTGACAGTCTCATGCGGCGTGAGCCGCTTTTTCCGTTTGGCAGTCATATTCGCCTTGTCTCCGTTAGCCGCTTGCAAAGCCGCAGGACCGTGACGGAATGCCACGTCTTGCCTTGCGCGGTTTTCACTCCGCGCGAATTCAGGAACGCCGCGATCTGGCGCGACGGCAGGTTGATGATTGGCATCACGATATCGCGCAGGCTTTCCGCGTTCGCGGTAGCGGCGTCGGCGTTGATCCGGCCCAATGCGGCATTACCCAACACCTTGCCGCGCGCCTTCGCGGCGGCCAATGCCTCGCGGGTCCGCGCCGCAATCGTCTCGCGTTCCTTTTGCGCTACCGCCGCATAGATGTGCAGCGTAAAGGTATCGACGTTGACGCCTAATTCGCAGACGATGAACGCCACGCGTTGCGCCATCAATCCGGAGATAAAGGCGACATCGCGCGACAAGCGATCAAGCTTGGCGACGATGACCGGACATTTGGCCTTGCGCGCCGCCTTCAATGCGGCGGCAAGCTGCGGGCGACGGTCGAGCGCGTCCGCGCCCTTGCCGGTTTCGATTTCGGCAAAATCCGCGACGATCTGAAAGCCTTCCGCTTCGCAAAAATTCGCGATGCGGGTAGCTTGCGCGTCCAAGCCAAGGGTGGGCCTTCCGGCCCGTTCCTTGGACAGACGGCGGTAGGAAATGGCGGGTTTCATCTGCACTAACCTAAAGCTCGGCGGCCTTCATATCGCGTCGCGCCAGTACGACGGACGCGCGCAGATCATCCCACAAATAGCTTTCACCTTTCGGCGCCGCGAAATTGTCAATAACATTTTCGGCAGCCTCGATTAGCAGCGCAAGCCGTGCGCGAGTATTGAAATCCTCTGTCTTTTTCATGCGATTTCCCCTTGCGTGTCCGGAATTGAACGTCCTGTTTATAGCCAGTAAACGCCTAGCCTGTCAAGTGCGGACAAGAAAAAAGCCCGCCAATGAGGGCGGGCTTTGCTTGACGGTTATCAGGAAGTTTTTGGCAGACGATCCGCTATCTCGGCGTCGGTCAGATTGTCCAGCGGCACAAGGCGGGTTCCTTGCCGGTAGACCATGATGGTTTTGACGCCTTCATGCGTTCCTTTGAAATCGGAGTGTGTGTTTTTCCACACAAGGGCGAGTTTCTGTTCCCGCGTGACCGGCGCGGGATTGACGAATGCCTTGCGGGCTTCCGTCAGGCCGTTAGCGAGTGGATCGCCGCTCTCGCGGTTGGTATCATAGGCGACCTTGGCCGCGACCCAACGCGAAAGGATATCGCGTCCGGCTTCCGGGACGCCTTCGCCATAGCGTTCCTGGAACGCGATAGCCTCGGCACCATTGGAATATTCCGAAAGCCCGGCCCATTGAACATGGCCGCTATCGTCCAGGTACATGCAGCCGCCGAACCGGCAATAAGTCGATGCCTTCGGCTTGTTCCAGATATCGCCGCGCTTCGGGTTGGTAGTCTGCGAAACGAAACGGAAGCCTTTCTTCGGCTGGAACTCCAGCCAATAGCGGATTGTGCATCGCAGCCGGAAGCCGTAGGGATAGTCCGCGACGGTGTAAGCCGTCTCGGGCGAAACGTGGCCTTTGAGAATTTGCATTTTGGTTCCCCTTGCGAGCGAAGCGGAATGCCTCGTCTCTAATGGCTTATGCCCGGTAAGCCGAAGCTGCCGGGCACAAGCGCAATTTTGCGGAAATGTCACGCCGCGAGCGACATTGCGTCGCGTGCGCGCTTTTCTTGCATCGCCGCGTCGTACATGGCTTGCCATTGATCGGCGGTTCGCGCCTTCCTGATTCGTGCCGGGCAAGCGAGCAACGCTGCGCGGTGTTGCGCGCGAACGGCATTGTGGATTGCCTCTCCCGTATTGTGCGCCGTGCGGCTGGCGCAATTCGGGTTGCCGACGGGCTTGCCAGCGCGGCGCAAGCTGGCGCGTTGGGAAGCCCGTACAGCGTCGGAAACCGCCGTGCCGTAGGCTTGGCGCTCTGTCTTGGAAAGCGATAGCAAGCCCTCCCGTGCGGCCTTGCGCGCCTTTTTCAGCGCGGCGCTTTCTACGTCATATTCGGGTCCGAATTGCCCGAACGGCGCGTCTTTAGTCATTGTCTTTCCCCCTGCTGTGCTCGATTGCACGCATCCCTTATAGGGCATTATGCGCTAGGCTGTCAAGCCCGGTTGAAGAAAAAAACCCGCCTTGCGGCGGGCTCTTTCGGATCAGGCTGCAATCGGCATTTCGTCGGCCAGCACTTTCGACCGCAGATAGTCGGCGGCCTTTTGTGCGGCGCTTGCAGCGGTAAAGAACGCGCGGGCGTCATCCTTGAGAAGTTCGGCCCAATTCTTGATATAGCCCGCGTGGCGCAACTCGCCGTCAAGGTTGAATTCGGCGCACAGGAAGGCGCTCGTCAATTCCGCGACCAATTCCTCGGCGGCATAGGCGCGGTCTCCAAACCGCTTGCCGAACTCACGGGCGCAACGGCCTTTCGCGCCAGTCCAGTGTCCAAGCTCATGAAACGCGGTGCCGTAATAGGACGCTGCCGACTTGAAGCTGTCGAAAGTCGGCATTTTCACGCAATCGAACGCGGGAGAATAGAACGCCTTATCTCCGCCGGTTTCGGAATAGTTCGCGCCAGTCGCGGCAATGAATTCTTCGATTGTGGCGTCGCGCTCCTCGGTGTGCCGCGACTTGACCGGCTCTGAAGTGATTTCCGGCAAGCCTTCGCATTGCTCGACATTGAACACCGCATAAAATTTCAGCGACGTGAACGCGCGGGGCTCATCGCCTTCGTTTTTCGGCTTGGCGATTCCCTGCAATACCTTGCAGATGGTCGCACAAGACGTTTCACCCTTGCGAACATGGCCGCCCATGTCGAGCGCCTGCTTGAAGGTGACGAAGTTCGGACGCGCGAAGCGGCCATGTGTCGCCATCCAAAGCAGAACGACGTTGACGCCTTGATAGGGATTGCCGGTTTTGGCGTTAAGCGGAACGTTCTGGCCAGGAGTAGCGGACCATGGCTTGACCCATGGCGCGGTGCCGTTTTCCAACTCTGTCAGAATGCGGGCGGTGACGTTAGCGTAAAGATCGGTTGCCATTTGCAGTTTTCCCCTTGCAGTTGAACGAAACAGCCAACATTAGCCAATAAAGAGCTAGGTTGTCAACTCCAGCCGTAATGATTACGCAAAATAATTTATTTGGTAATTCCGCTTTGTTCCCGTTGACGCAATAGGAAGCCCGCACACGCGCGTAATTTTTCGCCATATCGACCTAGCTGGCACTCGAAAATAACGCACCCACGGGCTTCTAATTGAACTGAAACTTTCGGAATGCGCGCCAGCAGTTTCGCGCAACAATGTTGCAAATCAGCGCCGAAACCGCCTGCGCGACATTGCCTAGCGTGTCAACGCCTAGCGCGGAATATCCCAATAATTATTTTTCGCGGGAGGGCTTGACAGATTACGGAAGCCGCTGGTGCGCGTAATTTTTACCCATATGTACGTAGCGGGCACTCCGGAATAA